CGCTGCGTTCCAAGTGCGGTTGTTTCCCTTACTCGTGGCTCTTTCATACCGAATAAGTTACTATTCTCCAAGCAAATGGCGCTCGTGAGCATGCCTGTTTCCAATGCTATTTGTTGCTTAACAATCTCCGGGTGCTCAATACCAAGAGTATCAATCCAATACTCGACATTTTCCCATGAGAGCACGTGAAGACTATCAAGCTCTGTCTGAAGGCTATCAGCCCTCTGCTTCTCAATCTTCTCTCTATCAATCAGTTCCTTCATGTGGGTATCGAAACCCTCTAATGCAGAACTCCAATCAACAGCCTTGATAGCCATAATGATGAACACTGCGATCACCAGTATGTCTGTCCGGTACTTCTCCCACAAAGTTTGCTTCTTTTCCATTCCCCTTGTTTTGGTTAGACAATATTGAGCCTGATCCATGCGATCCCTCTCGTGGTCACCATAGTCTGTGACACAACCATGGGATAGCGAGCGTTTCCGACCTTGGTTCCCTTTGTCTTAAAGTAACCGCGCTCAACGAACGTCTGATAAGGCTCATTGTTAGGCTTCAATACCCTTCGGGCACGAAGCTTGGCAAACAATCTGTTCTGACCAGTGCCGAGCATCTTAGCCACAGCACCTACAGAAAATAATTCCGGGGCTTCAAATACTTCCTCAGCAAACTCAACCTTTGGAGCCTGAAGAGCGATAGTCTTATTTGCCTGATCCAACTCCGCCTCGGCTTCCAGAATCATCTGAGCGAGCTGTGAGCGACTAATGTTATCAAGCTTAGTGTACCCCTTCGTGGTAAGCTCCTTGATGCGGTCATTGCACCAGATAGCAAACTCAGGACTCAGCCAGCGAGCAAACTCTATAGCCACATCCTCGTGGAACCATGTCCCTTGATTGACGCTAATGCCGCCCTGAACTGTCTGAATAAGAGCCGTTCGGGGAATCCCCCGTACGCTTTCCAGACTCGCAAGGAATCTATCGGTAGTTGTCAGTCTAAGAAAGTCACTCACTTGCTTGTTGAAAGGCTTAGCCATCTGAGTAGCATTAACCGCAATGGAATCACCAGAATTAAAAGTGATCTTGTTTCCTAAATAGTTTACAATTTTTTTCATACTGTTTAATTTAAGTTTGCATTGGTGCTTTATAAATTTGCTTACACTTGTCGCTGCAAAAGTCAATCTTAGTCCCATCCAGCAGCATTATGGAGTAGTAGTTTCCTTTGATCTCCTTATTACAGACATCACAGTATAGAACCCTCACCTCCCTTGTTTCTGTCTTTATCATAACCGATATTTAAAATGGCACATCAAGTCCTTTGGAATCGAACTCGTTATTCACTACGATATCTTTATTGTCAAGCTGTTGCTCGAAGATGTTCTGCTGTTCAGCCGTTAGCCAGTTGCTATCGTCCCAATCCTCATTCGAATCTTCGTATCGTCCATTCTTGACGTTGTAATCAAGCTCCACGTAACCGAGCATACCAAGGTGTTTGAACTTTACCTTGTTGATGTATATCCGGACGCTGTTATTGCTCATGTTCCTGTATACGGTCAGTCCACCGTCAGTCTTATTGAAGAAGTTGGCGCTACCTGAGATATCCATCAGGTCTGGCACCATTACGGTACCGTCATCATTCTTCGGCATTTTAGTAGGGTGAGCCACGAGGAAGATGTGGCAGTTACGATCTCGCTTGAATTGGTTCAGGTCAGTCAGGAACTCATTAATGTTCTCAGTAGTATGCTGACCACCCTTGTCAATCTCAGTCCAAGGATCGATGATCAGCCCGTTAATCCCATAGCGAGACACCAGCATGTCGGTGATACGCAGGATGTTATCGAGCTTATAGTTGTTGTCTTCCGGGTAGACCCAGTAGAAATGCTTACTGATGAAGTCGTATGCCTGCTCAGATTCACCCGGAGTGCATGCATTAAACTCCTTCCCAACGATCTTACTCACCAGCTTACTGATGTGATATTCAATCGGGAAGTTCTCCGGAGAGAATACAGCAAAGCTCCAATCCTTCTCCACAGCCAGCCGTGCCATGATATCGTCCAGAAACTCAGACTTTCCATGCGTCGATACACCAGTGATGATGGTCATCCTTGGTTGTTCGAAGCTGTAGAACCTCTGGAACTCCTTGCTACCTACCTGATCTCCGGGCTTAAGCCCTTCCCTCTGGAGCTTGGCAAGCTGAGCCTTAACATCGTTCACTGTTACAACGTCAGAGAGCGGAGCAGGCGTAGCCTTATCAATCGTTGCAGATAATGCAACAACTCCATCCTTCATAAGCAGCTCGTTCGGGTCGTTGCAGCCCTTAAAGTCTACAAACCAGCATCGGTGTGCCTGTAAGCGCCGTACGAATTCCTTCCTGAGCGTCCTCCCGGCTTCATCATCATCCGTAGCAAGTATGATCCTCTTCAGGGGCTTGAGCTTATTCTTAGCTCTCCATTCATTATCGAACAGATGGTAGTGGTTGTCAAGATATTCCAACTTCAGAGACCCCTTCGATGCGCCGTTAGGTACAGAGATGACATTACTACGGTCACTCTCGACGTAACTAAGAACATCCATCTCTCCTTCAGTGATAATGATATCACCGTCAGTATGATACAGGGCATTGAGGTTGTAGAAGATCAGCTTCGCATCCTTGTACAACTTGAAATTCTTGGCACCATCGCGGTACTTCACGTTCTCAAGCTGCTCTCTATCAAGGTAGTTAAACTGAATAGTGTTTACCTCAGCGTCTCGCTGCGGCATCCATGCCATGCCCTCGGTTACCTTGAGCTTGCGCAGCGTGTCAGGGGAAATGGATCGAGAAGCAAACCATTCCGTAGTCTTCTCACCGATCTTGTCATAGCTCGATGGAGGCTTAGGTTTTTTGTACTTCTTATGATTAGAGGATTCGAGATAGCCGCCTTTATCAACCACGAATTTAGCACCGCAGTTGTGGCAGTTTGCTATCTGCTCGTTTGTGTCTACGGATAACGGGGTGTCCGACTGATTACTCGCCTTCGACCTGTTATCCTTACACATGGGGCACTTGGTCTTGAATTGCCCCGATTTACCATAGGGTATCTGGATACCCATCTCGTCGAACGTAGCCGCAGCGTACGTCCCATCCTTCGATTGATGCATACTATCTGGTTGATTTTTACAGTTTTACATACTCCCACCTATACCCGTAGGCTGTTTTCCTTACTCCTCTCGCACACGATGTAATACAGGACGGTAGCCTATCCAAGCTCCTAGCTGCTGCCGAGGCGCTTTCGAATATAGCTATCTGATTACCTGACAAATCGAATTGCCTTACTTTCTTTTTGAATTGTTGCCAGCCAGCCTCACCATTGAATCTCATGTTCTTACGGGCGCGTTCAGGCTTCTTCTTACCCTTCATGGCTTGACTAATCTTCTGCCTCACATCCTCAGTCATCTCGTGACCATCAGGAAAGCCAGTACCGCCAGCCACCATATTGTAGCATAGTCTATCTGACTCACAACCCTCCAGAACCCTACTCTCTTCTTCATAAGCAAGCTCTTCTGTTTCATGGGTAGAGAGAATCTCCTTACTGAAGTTACACTTTCCGTGTTTAGCTACAGCCCTCCGGATCGCAACGCCAGAACCCATATAGCCGTCATCAACATCATCTGTCGAATGCTTGCCTATATAGAACTTGCCGTTAAGCTTGTTCGTGATCCGGTATACGCAGTGTATCTTCCTGTCTCTCATTTTACTATGTGATAAAAGTTCGGTTCGGCAGCATCGAACTGCTTCTGAGAGATATGCGACTTGTGACCGTATATGTTCTCGACGTGCAGTAGCGTGCCTTCATCCATTGCTTTCTTCTTATCAGCCGGAATCTCATTGAGATACCGATCAAAGTGTCCGGGCCGGAACAAGGTGTCTGGCGTGAGATACCTCTCATGCTTAGTGCCTACCCAATCGGCGATCTTGTGGATAATTACAGCCACCATATCGTCTTTAGAATAACCATCCCCGAATCTTGCCCTGATTTTGTTACGATACGACTCAGTTTTTGCCCTGTAGCTTTTACCAGCAAGGGTATTGAACTGAGTTATAACCCAAGTTATATCTTCCTCAAGCTGTTTACGCTCGCGGCTTTCCTGTACCCTTGGTGTAGAGAGTGCGGCATGCTGGTACTTCTCCCAGTTCTTAATGTAGTAGAACCCCTTGTCACTTGAAATCATTTGCTCCGCAACTAATGCTCGGAAGAATTTGTTAACAATCTCAAGCCCGTAGCTTCTACATGCCAATTCGAACGCTATAAATAGCGAATCTTCATCATGAGCTTTATTCTCGCCCTGCCTGAACCAGCCGCCATCCTTAGCAGCAGCCTCCAGCATGACATTCCACATCCAACTGAACACGAAGAAATCCTTATCGTGCTTCATATGTATCTTCCGGAATTTATCGTCTGTGCTCATGCCTACGTAGTGTTTGAACCAATGTACGTTGCTCATGTTACAATTTGTAATTTACATTTTGTGAAAAGTGAGGCGAGGCCGTGTTGATATGGCGCCTTCTGTTTACCCCTCCGCGTCTATTGTCGGGCACCCCGCGTCACTGTCATCATCCAACCAAGAGACTATTCAGCCTCTTGTAGATTAAAAAGGGAGATCATCCTGCCCATTATCTCCGGCTGGTGCCTGAGTTTGGGGTGCGGGATCAGCTCCGGGCATGTCACTAACGTCCGCTTGGGGCGCTGGATCATTACCTCCGGTTGCAAATCCCTTGATTCTCCAACCATTCAACTTCGTGAAGTTGCTGGTCTTACCGTCCTTCTCAAAATCCTTACCCCTGATATTCACATCGACCCCTGATATTCACATCGACGGTGACCTTATCACCAGCGCTGTACTTATTCAGAAGAGAGGTCTTGTCATTAACGAACTCAATCGTTACCCTTTGCGAGTAATCTGTATCCTCGTCAATATCTACTTTGATCAATCGCTTGGAGAATTTATCAGAAATCTTCTGAGTTTCAAATACTTCTACTACTGTACCCGCTAGGGCGATACTTCCTGTTGCCATAAGTGTGACTTTTTTATAAGTGTAAATAATTAATTAACAGGACGTTCCATGAGTGTATAAAAATCACTTACCATATGCCGTCCTTTTACCCCAACTGCGTAATGCCGCGACATTCCCCTTGCTGTCTTAGCTTCACGAGCTACCTTCAGCATACCCTGCTTCACCAGATACGTAAGGGATTCGGTCACTGTTCCATTTGAATTGGTGACGTACTTCTTGATCATGTACTTAGTAGCATAGTCCTGCTCACTAACGTACAGCACGATAAAGAAATCCATCATGGTCAGCTTCCTCTCCTTGCGTACCTTGTTGGCATTGTGCCTGAAATATCCGAGCTTCATCATAATGTCCCGATATCTGCGTCGTTGTGGTAAATACCATCTATCTCGACAGTTACTAAATCTGGAGTGTCTATCCTATGCCCACATCCCTCCACCGGACATTCTGAGCATCCCTTTACCGTCGGGTAAGGGGTGAAACCAAGCATCTTGTCATCTCTTACACCGTCTGCCACCGTAGCAAGGGTGTCTTCGAAATGGCTCATGGCTACGTCGAAGTCTTTCAAGTTGACTTTCCAGTAGGCAGAGTCAATGCCGTTGGTATTAGAGTGAATCGCAAAGTAGAAAGGTATATCACGTATACCCATCTGCTTCCATACGAGGTACTTATAAGCTACTACTTGAATAGTCAGCCCGTCGCGCTGATTGAAGGTGCCGGGATGCCAGCCATAGTCGTTCCATTCGTCTCCGATTAATCCGGATGATTTAAGGTCTAGCACAGCCATGCGCCCTTCAATTATTGCACGAACATCCAGTATACCTTTAAGTCTGAACCCTAAGTCCTTGTCGATGTGGATCAGTACTTCTCCTGTTTCCTGTATGTCAATTTTCTTTTTCTTAACGAGCAGCTTAAACCGCTCAGCCTGTAGCTCTACGTACTTTGTCTTGGCAGTGGGTTTCCCTCCCTGAGTCATAACACGCTCAGGCTCGGTGCCATCCCTGTTGAGCTGTCCTGTTGCTTTGAACTCGAACCAGTGACCAAGCTTCCAAATCTCCTTCGTCTCTTCCATGAACTTCTTCTCCAAGTCCACCAGTTGAAGCTTGATACCGCAGTACTCTCCGAGCTTGTAAGACCAATACCGCTTAACAAAAGACTGAGAGAGAGGAATAATATCCCCCTCTACCCCCAGCATTTCGTCTATTTCGGATGGCTTACTCACTTGCCTTGGCTTCAGGTTCTGCTTTAGGCTTAGGCGCTGTCCTGTGATTAGCGAGCTTAACGGCCTCCTTGAATTCCTCGTCCTTCTTCAGGCCGGGGTTGGTAGACCAGATCGCCTTGATCCTCTCGGGATCGGTAGTGATCTTCAACTCAGCAATCAGCTCAGCTTTCAGGTTGCCCTTCTGCTCTTCCGTCTGGTGCTTCTCCTGAAACGCATCAGGATCGTCCTTGTCAGTAGCGATGTTCAGCTGCTTAAGGATGAAGTACTTCTCACCATAGGTAGCGGCCTTTCCCGGCCCCTTTTCAGCGTTGTCCACGCCCTGAGCATAGAATGGTACTGCAAGCTCTTCGCCTGTCTCAGTGTCCACCCATGACATAATCAAGTCAAGCTCAGTCATAAACTGAGGCGCTCCGTTCTTAGTCGTGAATGGTGTGAGGTTGTGATCAGCTACGCCAGTGGTGATAATCAGACCGATCTCATTCATCTTGGCGTTAACTGCTGCGAGTACTTGGCTTGAGGATACGTAGTTGTACTGTACTGCTCCCTCATGCTTACCCTTCTGAAGATAGGCTACGGTCTTTTTCAGATCGAGAATCTTCTTCAGTAACTTTACTTTGTTCTTGTTGTCTTCCATACAATGATTGAATTTAATTTAACTTAAAATTGGACTGCAAAGATAAGTAAAATATCTCAGATATCCAAATAATTTACTAATCCTTTGACGAACTGGATGAATTCTTAAATAACATCCCTGATAACAAGGACAATACAAGCGCATGCCAGAAGTCAAGTTCAGCTAAGCCGAATAGATCAGGCATTACATAGTTCCAGCACCACATTACAGGAAGTGCCATTAAGAACGCTACAACGACTATCAGCAGGATGAACCCCACGATTGCTCCGATAACATCACTCATTGTTTTTTGTTTTTAAGTTTATAATACTTCCTTTCCCAATACTCAGCATCCTCTTTAAGGCTCTTGATCTCACGTTGCTTCCTTTGTGTTTCATCCCAAGAATCCCTGCTTTCGAGGTTTAGAATGATAATCAATTGAATGCCTACAACAGCCATCCAGATAAATGTCATAATCTAAAATTTTACATCGTGTTTGTGAAATTTGAAGTTACCGTCCTGCTTATCAACCATATGGGTGATAACCTTACGCTTCCTGTTCTCGATCTTACCAAGCTTCTGCTCAGCCATCAGTTCGAACTGGGCTATCCGCCC